TCACCCGGTCCAGGTCAGCCGCGCCGGCAGCCCCGGCCCGAAGACATCTGAGACCTGCGCCACCTCGAAGCTCGGCGCGCCGATCATCCCGTCTTCCGCGCGCTCTGCCGCGCCATAGGTCCAATCCGGCGCGCTCACGATCACCTCGCGCCGGATCGCCTGCCCCTCAAACACCCGCACCCGGTAGCGCTCCGACACCTCGCCCAAAGGCACGTCCAGCGCCTCCCAGTCGTCGCCCCCGATCCGCGTCCGCCGCACCCAACTCAGCCGCAGATCCCCGCCCAGCGCCTGCGCGCGCAAATGACAGGGCGACAAAGGTCGCAGCCCGATGCCCGCGAAGGCTTGAACCGTATGAATATAGGACGGGTCATCATAGCCGCGACCGGCAGGCCCCACCCGGTAGTGCCGCGCCTGATTTCGCGCCGAGGGCGGCACCTCGATCTGACGCGGCGTCCCGTCGAGCAGCACGACCACCGAGCCTTCCGGCCAGGCATCGGGCATCAGCGCATCGCTCCCCGCCTGCCCGCGCAAGCGCAAAGAGACGTCCCAGACGCCCGGCTCCACGGGCTCGGCGGTCCAAAACTGGAACACCTCCCAGCGATCAGACGAGCCATCCCCGATCGCCATCGCGTTAAGCCCCGCCAGCACGCCCTCTTCGCTCGCGCTTTCCAGGGCCCCCGACAGCATCTTCACGCGCAAGCTCGGCCCGCGATCCCAGAGCCCGCTCTGCGCATGCGGCAAGATCGTCTGCGTCACCCCGATCGCGGCTTGCGTCTCGATCCTGGTATTCAGCGCATATCCCGCATCCTCGAGCGCGGAATACAAAGCTGCCGCCCCCGGCCAAGGGCTGGCCGTCACCGCCAGATGCGGCGCATAAGGGTCTTCCGCGCCTGTCAGCAATGGCAAATCAAGGAATACCGTTGTCACCGGCACCGGCGGCGTGAAGCTCTCGATCCGCGCCAGCTCGTCGATCTCTTCCGAGGCCTCATAGATCCCCGGCTCGACCAGGACCGCCTCCACGCGGATCGCCTCGGCACGCTCCATCCGGTCGATCCGGTAGCGCCGCGCGCCCTCCTCGGCCTGCAGCACCACGACATCCCCCGGCCCGAGCCACCCCATCGACGGCGGAAGCGTGAACTGCGCCGTATCGCGCGCCACCCGCGCCTCCGAGAGCCAGCGGTTCACGACGCGCATTCCCTCCGCCCGCGTCAGCGCAAGAGGCGCCTCGCTCGCAGAGGCGGGGCCGTTTTCCTCGTCGGGGAAGATCGCTTCGACGGCGCGGGTCTCGAAACTGCCATCGGCCTCGACATAGGCCAGTCGCACGCGCCCCGCGATCTCCGCCTCCGGCGCACGGCGCGTCTCCAGGCTCTGATCGTCGCCATCGAGCGCCAGTAACGGAGGCATCACCTCCGCATCGACCGACGCATCGCGCATCCGAAACACCAGCACCCCGTCGCGCTCCACCGCATCGAAGCCGTAGATCAGGCTCAGCGACTGCAGCGCGCCGCGCGGCGTGATCCCCCCGGGCATCGCAAATCCGCGCACCACCCCGTGCAGCGCGCTCACATCGAACATCTCGACCCCGGCGAGCGCACAGATCTCGCCCACGACATGCGCCAGAGGCTGCGCCGTCGCCCGCCCTGAAATCCAATGCCCCCGCGCATAATTCGCCGCGTCGTCCCATACCTCCGGCAGACCGGGAAATTGCGGGTAGGGCCGCACATCCCAAGCCCAGACATGGGCGCGCGCCATATCCACCATCGGACCGCCATAGAACTCCGACACCGGGTTCCGCGCGGCATCCCCCCAATAGGACGTCATTGCCCGCAGATATTGCATCTGGATGTAGTCATCGCGCCGCCCGTCCGAGTAATGCGGCAGCGCGCTTTCGGAGCTTTTCGGGTCGAGGAACTTGTTCGGCTCGTTCGTGCCCTTGTCGATCGCCGCACAGCCCAACTCGGTAAACCAGATCGGCTTCGAGCGCGGCACCCAGGCGGTCGGCGCCTCAACCCGCACGCCGCCAATCCGCTCGTGATGGTCATGCTCCCACCAGCCGCGAATGTCCTTGTAACGCCAGACCCATGGCTCATCGTGATCGCCATCGGTGATCGGCGTGCGGATCTGCACGTCTCGATGCTCGGGCGAGGCATAGTACCAGTCGAACCCCTCCCCGCCCTCGATATTCGATTGCAGATAGCCGAGATCGTAGATCGTGCCCCAACGCGCATCGGCGTGGTGTTCGCCCTCCCGCCAATCCGACAGCGGCATATAATTGTCGATCCCGATGAAATCGATATCGTCATCGCCCCAGAGCGGATCGAGATGGAAAAACCGGTCGCCGTTCCCCGGCTGGTAGCCGAAATACTCGGTCCAATCCGCCGCATAGCCGATCTTGCACTCCGCGCCGAGCACCGCACGCACATCCCGGGCCAGCTGCACCAGTTGCGCCACCGCCGGGAAACTGTTGCCCGCCCCGCGGATCTGCGTCAGCGACCGCATCTCGGACCCGATGCAGAACGCCTCAACCCCGCCAGCGAGCTTGCACAGATGCGCATAGTGGAGAATGAAGCGCCGGAACGACCATTCCTCCGGCCCGCTATACGTCACAGTCTCGCCAGACGCCGCGAAATCGGCTACCTGCGCCGCACCGAAAAACGCCGCCACCTCATCGACCGCCGCCGCCGTTCCATCCGGCGAGCCTGCGCGCCCCGGCGCCTCCGAGGTGGTTATTCGGCCCCGCCAGGGCAATTTGGGCTGGCTCGCCGCATCGCTCCACGGATCGGGCAACGCATTGCCCTCCAGCTGATCCATCAGGATGAACGGATAAAACGTCACCGTCTTGCCCGCTGCCCGCAACGCCGTGATCGCCTCGATCACCGCCCCATCCGCCGGCGTCCCGCCATAGACCGAGCGCCCGTCGAGCTTCGGCACCTCTTCCACCTGATTGCGCCAAGCGCCCGAGACGCGCCAGCGCATCTCTTTTCCGTCGCGCCAGCGCTCGCCCACCTTGGGCTGGATCTGACAGCGATTACAGCGCAGATCGTCCCCGAACCAAGAGACGACCAACGAGGCCGCCCCGCAATTGGGCAGCTCCTGATCGAGCATCTCGAGGCTCGCCTTGAAATCCGTCCCCCCATGCGGGGCATGCTGGTTGACCGGCGTCGCGTCATCGTCGATCCCCCAACCGCTGAAGATCGACAGCGACGAGTTGGCGGGATAGGTCAGCCGTTCGACCAGACCTCCCAGCAGGCTGTCGTCCCCCGCATCGCCCAAAAGATCATTCCAATAGAAACGAACCCTCGCCTCACTGACCCGCCGCGTCGCGAGCGAATACTCTCCCGTCCCCGGGATCAACGCCACCGCCTCGATCGCCTGCGTCAGATCAGGCGCACCACGCACGCCGTCCCCCTGCGCCGGACGCACCACCTCGAAGGTGAACTGCGGCACCCGGTTGCCGAATGGCTTGAGCTGCAGGTTCTCGAAAACCACATAGGCGATCCCGCGATAGCTCGGCGCCTCGCCTATGCCCTCGACCGCTTCGATCTTCGGATCGGGCTGCTGATCGTCCGAGCCGCTATAGACCCGCATGTTCAGATCCGACGGATCGACCTCGGAGCCATCCGCCCAGATCCGTCCCACGCGCAGGATCTCCCCCTCGCCGAGCGCGACCGCGAGACTGACCGAATAGGTATATTCGATGAAGGTCGGCTCGCCCTTGCCGCCACCGCTCTTATGCTTCTTCTCGACAAAGCGCGTGGCCCAGATCACCTGACCTGCTACGCGCATCCGGCCCCAATGCCGCCCGAGCCCCTCGCCCTCGGACGCGCTCGTGAGCCGCAGACGATCGACCCGCCCGGTCTCGACCGTGCCCGAGCCCCCGCCCAGCAATTGCTGATCGATCGCCCGGCCCAGGGTCGCCCCGACGGCACGCCCGATCACCGCGCCAGAGAGCCCCAGGATCGTGCCCCCGAACCCTGCCCCGATCGCGGCCCCCGCCGCTGACAGCAAAATCGTCGCCATTCTCCGGCTCCTTCATCGAAATTGAAAACGCGCCACGATGCGCCGCCGCCATGGCAGGCTCAGCGGGCTCTCAAGCACCCCATGCCCGGCATAGGCGTGAATGAATGTCGGGCTCTGACCGACCTCGCCCGCGATCCCCAGATGCTTGGCCACAGCGCCTGCGCGCATCCGAAACAAGAGTACATCCCCGGACCGCGCGACACCGTCCCACGCCGCCATCTGCGCCCGCAGACCGCGCTCGAACGCCTCGTCGCGCCCCGCCTCGCCCCAGTCGGGCGTGTAGACCGGCACGGCGTTGGGCTCGCAGCCATAAAGCGCGCGCCAGATCGCCCGCAGAAGGCCCAGACAATCGCAGCCCACCCCCTGACGCGAACCCTGATGCAGATAGGGCGTGCCGATCCAGCCTCGCGCGATCTCCACCGCACGCGCCGCCCGCGCCTCAGCCGTCACTTGAACAGGCTCCCACCCGTATTGCCGCCGCCCTGCACCGGGTAGGACGTCAACCAATCCTCCCCCGGAATATGTGGGAAGCCGCGGAAATTCAGAAAGTTGACGAACTTGCCTTTGCAGGTCTCGGCCCGCTTGTCGCAGCCGGCCTCAAGGCGCACCACATCGCCGACGGCGACATCCGCGCCGATCCGCGCCCACAGCTCGATCTCGCGCCCCGCATCGCGCACCCGGTCCACCTTGATCACGCCCACAAGCCCCGCAGCCGCCCCCGAGACCACCCGAAACCGGCCCCTTTCGAACCAGCGCTCGGCGAAACCGCCCAAGCTGTCGAAGCCAAACACCACCGACCCCTCGACGAAATCCACCGGCCCCTCGTGGAAATAGCCCAGCTGCCCGGTATCGAACCGGCACGCGCCATCGCCCAGTACCGCCGAACAGCGCGGATGGTAGATCCGGCCCGTCTCGGCGCCCAACGCCTCGCTCAAGCCCCGCAGCTCTGCCGTGAACGCCCCGGCCCCGCGCGCGATTTCGCCCAGAGACCCGCGAAACAACAGCGCCCGCTGATCCACATCGGCCCAGTTCACGATCCACGCGCGCACCTCTGCCGCGTCATAGCGCCCGGCCAGAATATCCGCCTCCGAGATCGCCTCCGAACTCAGCGCGCCGTAGACCTCGGAATTGTCGACCGCCAGCCCCGTGCCCTGCGCCACCGCCTTCGCGGTCATCCCGCTCTCAGGCTCAAACGCGATCCCCTCGAAGGCCAGCCCGCCATCGTGATCGGTGAAGCCCAGCACCACGCCATCGCGCCGCGCCACCGCCCAGGCCCGCGCAATCGTCGTGGCCCCGCTCTCGAGATGCGCTCGAAGCGCCTCCGGATAGCCGCTCATATCCGCACCTCCACGACCGGCACCTGCGGCATGTCACCCGCCTGAAAACTCTGCACCGACACCTGCACGGCATCCGTGTCGAACCGCACCGGCACATCGAATTCGAACCCGGCCGTGATCGGCGCACCCTCGGCGGGCGGATCGACGAACGTCACCTGCCCCGTCGCCAGATCGACCGCCCAATCCACGGCTTCGGCCTGATAGCCCCCCTGAACGCCCAGCTTCACCGTGCCCGCAACCGGCTTGGTGATCGGGCGGCGGTACTCCGCCCCGCCCGAGGCATAGAGCTTCGAGAGCTGAAACACCCGGTTCAAGCCGTCGCCATGCCCGATCAGCTGGTCCTCGTAGCCCACCGCCTGAGACGGCGCGCAGCTCTTGAAATCCGCCCAGTCCTTCCAGCGAAACCCGTGCAATTGCCCACCGCGCGCCTCAAAGAAAGCCAAGAGCCGCTCCACATCATCGAGCGAGCGCAGCCCCACCCCCGCATCATAGCGTCTGCGCGAATGCGCCCAGGGGCTGTTGCGCTCCTCGAACCCGTTGGTCAGCGTCACGATCTCCGTGCGCCGCTCGGGCCCGCCAACCGAGCCGAAGCTCAGATTCGCGGGAAATCTCACCTCGTGAAATGCCATGCTTGCCCCCTCAGCGATTGCGCTCGCCGCGCGCAAGCGCCCGGCTGACCTGCGCCGCGATCTGGCTCGACGAACGCTGGAACCCGGCCACATCGGGCGTCGTGACATTCATCACCACATTGACCGCGCGCCCGCCGCCCTGCGCCGCCACGCCCAGCCGCCCATCGGCCCCGCGGGTCAGCGGCATGATCGCCTCCGGCCCCGCCTCGCCCATCAGCCCGGTCGCGCCGCGCATCGCGAAACTGGTCGGGCTCGACACGACACCGCCCTTGGCGAAGGGCATCACACGCCCCTGAGAGAACGCCCCGCCATCGGCAAAGGGAAAGATCCCGCTCACCAACCCGTTCAAGCCGTTCGCGACCGCCCCGCCAACCGCCTGCTGCACCGGCTTCATCGCGACGTTATAGACGCTGTCGGCCATGCTGCGCGCGACCTGCCGCAGCGCATCCGACAGCCGCAAACCGTCGAACACGACCCCGTCGAAAGCACTGCGCAAGCCCCGCCCGAACGCATTGCTCAGCGTGCTCACCTCGCGCCCGGTAAAGGTCAGGCTTTCGCGCATCGCCGAAAGCTCCTGATTGAACACCTCCGCCATCGCGCTGGCCCCGCCAAGCGCGCGTTCCAGCTCGGCGGCCTGCGCGCCCAGCCCGTCCAGATCATCCGTATCGATCATTTCCGTCCCTCCATCCTCGTCGGCGCATCGGGAAACCGCGCCAGCAATTCATCGAGCCGCGCGCGCCCCATCGGGCGCGCCACTGGCCCGCCCGCGCCCAACATCAGCGCCAGCTCCGCCGGGCTCAGCGCCCAGAACTCCGCCGGTCGCAGTCGCAACTCCTGCAAGCCCGCCCGCATCAGTCCCGGCCAGTCGAGCCCGCTCACGCCGCCCCCTCTCCGGGCAACGCGAAGGCCCGCGCCAGCAGCTCCGCCGCCTTGCGCGCAGCCCCCAACGGGCCGCCGCCGATCTCGACCGAGCGCAGATCGCCTGCACAGCCTTGCCAGCCGCCGCCGCGCAGCCCCGCGACGATCACCGCCAGCACATCGCGGCTTGAGAACCGCCCCGCCTCGAACCGCTCGACCAGCGCGATCATCCCGCCGCTCTCGCCGATCTCGGTCTCCAGTTCCGCCAGCGCGCCCAGCGTCAGTTTCGCCACATGCCGCTGCCCGTTCAGCACCAGCTCTACCTCTCCTGCCCAGGGGTTCGCCATCAGAGCGCCGTGAAGCTCAGCGCACCCGCCGAGGCCATTGCGATCTCGTAATTGGCCTCGCCGTCATGGCTGCCCGCATAGTCGATCGAGGTGATCATGAACGGCCCCTGCACGATGCCGAAATCCGGGATGACCACCTGAAACTGCGGCACCTCACCGTCGAAGAATATCTGCCGCGCACGCTCATCCGTGCCCGCATCCTTGAACACGCCCGAGCCCGAGATCGCGGCCGAGCGCACGCCCGCACCGCCCAGCAATTCGCGCCAGCGCCCTTCGCTTTCCAGCGAGGTCACATCGACCGTCTCGGCGTTGAAAGTGATGCGCGTTGCGCGCAGCCCCGCGATGGTCTCGAAGGTCTGGTCCCCGTTCAGGTCCAGTTTGATCAGAAGATCCTTGCCGTTTTGCGCCGCCATGGCCATTTCTCCGATTTTCGATGTTTTGTTTCCGCCAGCGCGACAATCGACCGGCCGAAAAGTTGCAAAAGTGAAAGTCTGCTCAGCCCTCGACGCGCGCGCGGAAGGTCAGATCGAGCCGCCGGGACGCGCCTTTATCGACCCGCCGGGCGCGCGCCTTGAGGAACCAGAGCCCCACGACACGCCCCCGCGTCAGGCTTAGCGGCACCTCCAGAAGCGCGTCCGAGATCGCCGCCCCGATCTCTTTCGCGGCATGGAAACCGGCCTCGTCGCTCACCACCGAGACGGTGAAATCATGCACCGCCCCGTCGCCCGTCATGTCCGAGGCATCGCGCGCAGCCTCCGGCCCGAGGCTGACATAGGTGCCGCTCGCAGCCCCCGCGGGCGCCGCATCATAGACCGCCGCCCCCACCAGCGCCGTGAGCGCCGCATCGCCCTGCAACCGCGCATAGACGGCCTCTTGCAAGGCGGCTCCGATCGCATAGCTCATGCTACCACCTCCTCACGCGCGAAACAGGTCAGATACTGCGCCCCGGGATCCGCCTCGGCCACCGCGAGGATCTGGAACACCCGTGCCCCCTCGCGGAACCGTTGCTCGGGTTTCGGCCTGCGCGGCGAGCCCTCCGGCGCGGCCCGCACCGTGATCTTCCACGGCACCGAGGCAAGCGTCACGAACTCGCCCGCGCGCTCCACCCCCGTGCCCGGCTTCATCTGCGCCCAGAGGATGCCCAGCTCGGCCCAGGCCTCGATGAAACCGCCCGCGCCGTCGGGCACCCTCTCGGGCGCCTCCAGCACCAGCGGCCGGTTGAGAAACGGCGCCTTCATGCCCCGCCTCCCAGCACCCGCACCGTGCGCCAGCGCTCGATGAGCGCGGCCACGCCGAAGGGCATGTCGCCGCCGCCTGCCCCCTCGGCGCGCTGTTCGTAATATTGCGCGGCCAGCAGAAACACCGCCTGCGCCAGATCGACCGGCAGCGCCGACCAAGCGGCGCCGAACCCGGCGGTGAAGCGCAGCTCCGCCACGCCGCCCGCCGGGATCGCGGGCAGCATGCCCGCCACCGCCGCCAGACGCGGGCGCTGCAGATCCGCGATCAGCCGATAGCTCTCGGGCGCGATCACCCGGTAGATCTGCGCCGCATCGACCAGCCGCAGCTCGCGCATGGCACTCACCGGCGCCACCGGAAGCGGCTGCTCGACCGCGTCGCGCCAGGCGACAAGCCGCAGCATGAAATCACGCTCCAGCAGCACCTTCGCGGTGCGCCCCTCGATCGCCGCCATTGCCGCCCGCAGATAGCTCTCCAGCGCCGCATCCTCGACGCCGACATCGGAAAACCCGGTGCCAAGCCGCAGATGCGCGCGAAATTCCGCGATCGGCAGCGCGCTTGCCGCGACCGCCGTCTCTTCCGTCAACATCATGACATTCCTCCGAAATTCGCGTAGGCGCCCCCCTTTGAAGGGGGCACCAGAGTCGTGTCGGGCGCGAGCCCCGCCGCCGCTCGAACGGAGGGAGCAGCTAGGCGACGGCCGTCAGCCCCGCGCCCGCCCCGAAAGCCGGTCACCCGGCCCCGGGGACCGGAAGGCCACGCCCCCCGATCCCGCTCACACGCCTCAGGCGGTCGCGAATTTCAGCAGCTTGATCGCGGCGAAATCGCTGACATCGCCGCCCACGCGCTTCGAGGCGTAGAACAGCACATGCGGCTTTGCCGAGAAGGGGTCGCGCAGCACACGCAGGTCCGGACGCTCGGCCACCGTGTAGCCCGCATCGAAATCGCCGTAAGCGATCGCGAAGCTGTCCGAAGCGATATCGGGCATGTCTTCGGCAATCAGCACCGGGTAGCCCATCAGGCGCGGCGGCTCGCCCGCGGCCAGCCCGTCGGTCCACAGGAAGCGCCCATCGGCGTCCTTCATCTTGCGCACCGCACCGGCGGTCTTCGAATTCATCACGAAGCTCGCATTGGCGCGGTATTCGGCCTCGAGCGCATAGACCAGATCGACCACCGCATCGGCCGGGTTCGACCCCGAGAAATCGCCATCCGCGCCCGTCGCGACATAGCCGAGCGAGCCCCAGGCCCAGGCGTCGTTGCCGACCTGCGGATGGGTCAGGAAGCCCGTGGGCTTGTCCACCCCGTCGCCGGTGATGAAGGCCGCGGCCTCGGCACGGGCGAATTTCTCGGCGATGCGCTGCGCCAGCCAGGTTTCCACGTCGAAGGCGCTGTCATCGAGCAGGCGCTGCGAGGCTTTCGGCATCGCGGCCAGCTCGTGCAGCGGGATCGAAATACGGTCGATCTGCGGTGTCGCGGTCTCGCTCAGCGTCGCGGTCTCGGTGGCCCAACCCGAGCCCAGCTCGCTGCGATCGACCAGCACATCGAAGGACGTCGCCTCGACACTCACCACATTCGCGATCTGGCGGATCGAGGCCGTCGAAGTCAGCACCGAGCGGATCGTCTCGGAGGTCTGCGGATCGACCAGATAGCCCCCTTCGGCGGCGACCGAACTGTTCAGCGCCTTGCCCTCAAGGCTCAGACCCCGCAGCGCGTCGTCATCGCCCGAACGCAGGTAAGCGGCGAAGGCTTTCTGATGCGGCGCCTCCTCAGCAGCGGCGGCGGAAAGGGCGGGACGCCCGGCAGTCATGGATTTGCTCTGCAGCATGGTCAAACGCTCATCTTGTTGTTGCATTTTCACTTCAACTTCCTCGCGGAAGGTTCTGACTTCCTTCACGAAACCGGCCAGCGCGGATTTCAGCTCCACGGCCGGATCGGGGCCTTCGGACATACCCGTCCCGGCCCGAGACTTGCTCTCGGTCTTCATCGTCATTCCATCTCCAATGGGATCTTTCGCCCGCCCGCCTCAGCAACCGGCCAGTTCCGCCGTGGCCCTATTCAGCGCCTCGGCCAGATCGCGCAGATCACGCTCCAAGCTTTCGCCCTTCGCCGCGACCCGCGCCTCGCGAAGCATCGGGAAGGTCACGAGCGACACTTCCCAAAGCTCCAGTTCCGCAAGCAGCCGCTGGCCTTTTGCGTCCTTCTCGGCGGCGACGGTGCGATAGCCGATCGACAGCCCGTCGATCGCCCCCGCCGCGATCAGCGCCGCCGCTTCGTTCGCGCGCGCCACGCCCGGCAGCAGCCTGCCCTTGACGTAGAGCCCGCGCGCGTCTTCCCGGATCTCGTCCCAGATGCCGATCGGCTGAGCCGGGTCATGCTGCCACAGCATCTTCACCGTCCCGCCCCGCGCAGCCAGCCGCGCGAGCCCCTTGGCATAGGCGCCCTTGCAGACGACATCACCGCCCTGATCGGGCAGCCCGAACAGGCTCGCATAGCCCTCGATCACCGTCCCGTCGCTGATTTGAACGGGCCGCGCCTCGCTCGCGCAGAACTTTAGCTCCAGCCCGTAATCATTTGTGTTCATGTCACTTTCCCTCATTTCGGCGCGATCTCTACGAGGCTGATCACCGCCTGCGTCAGGATCACCGCCACCACGCCGTAAACCGCCATCCAGAGCCGCCGCTCGAGCCGTTCGATCATCACCTCGATCCGGTCGAGCCGCTGTTCCACCTGCGAAAATTGCAGCTGCATGATCTTCTCGGTCGCCTGCATCCGCTCTTCATGAACGGCGAAGGGCTCCTTGAGATATCGCGACCCGCCATCGGCCATCTCAGCGCTCCGCCGCGTCCGCCGCCCCATCCGCAGGCAGCGGCGGCAGGCCGAGCAGCGCGCGCTTCTCGGCCTCGGTCAGGAACGCCGCCTCGCCCACGCGCTTCCATTGCTGATCGCGCTCGGCGGCCAGCGCCGGGATCTGGTCGAGATCGGGTTTCAGGCTCACCCGCTCCCCCGCCCAGGTCGAGAGCCACCACGCCACATCCGCCGCCACCTTCGTCGCCAGCGGCAGCACCGTCAGCCGATAGAACGCCCGATGCGCCTCGGCGTAGTTGGCGTAAGTCGCATCGCCGGGGATCCCCAGCAGCATCGGCGGCACCCCGAAGGCCACCGCGATCTCGCGCGCGGCGGCCAGCTTGGTCTCGTGGAACTCCATGTCCGACGGCGAGAACCCCATCGGCTTCCAGTCCAGCCCACCCTCCAGCAGCATCGGTCGCCCCGCATTACGCGCGCCCTGATGATGCGTCTCCATCTCGAAGACCAGCCGGTCATATTGATCGGGGCTCAGCGTGCCCTGCCCATCCGTGCCCTTGTAGACGATCGCCCCCGAGGGCCGCGCGGCATTGTCCAGAAGCGCCTTCGACCAGCTCGAGGCGCTGTTATGCACATCCACCGCCACCGCCGCCGCCTGCATCGGCGACAGGCCGTAATGGTCGTCCTGTGGGTGAAACGCCCGCAGATGGCAGATCGGATCGGGACTGCCGGTCATGTCGAACCGATGCTTGCGCCCCGCCACCGTGTAATCATAGGCGACCGGCCAGCCATCCGCGCCCGGCACGATGCTCATCCGGTCCGCGCGCAGCACATGCAGCTCGCGCGGCAGGCCCGGCTCGACCGCGACGGCCTCCAGATAGCCATTGCCCGACAGCAGCATCTGCCCGTAAAGCGCCTCGAAGAAGGCGCCCTTGCCCTGCGCCGCATTGGGCCGCGCGATCAGGTCGAGCACCGGGTGGATATCGTAGCGCCGCTCGGCATCCTGACAGACCAGCGGCAGGGCGGCCGCGGCCTCGGCGATCAGCTTCACGCAGCGAAACCCGACCGGGTTGCCCGTAAACCCCGACCGCGTCAGCGAGCCCACATCGCGCGGCGACCAGACCACCCGCCCCGATCCGCTCGCCATCGCCACGATCCGGCCCGTCGCGGAGGCCTTCACCTCCGGCGGGCCCGCGCCACCGGATTTGCGAAAGATGTTCCAACCCATTCCCGTCTCCTTCTCGCGGCCCCGTCGCGGACCGGCTGGCAAAGAAAAAGGGCCGGGGAATGCCCCAGCCCTTGCTCTTGATTTCATCTGTCACGCCGGGGGTTTTGCACCCCCGGACCCCCGCAGGATATTTCGTCCAAGCCGAAAGAGGCTCAAAGCCCCCGCAGCTGCGGTCTGCGCCAATGGGCGGCCGGGTCGAGGATCAGCTCGGTCACCGCCCAGACCAGCGCATCCACACGGTCGGGCGAGCCCTTGCCCTGATAGCCCTGCAGCCCCATCCGGCACATCTGATCTTCGAGCGGCCCGAGATCCGACGAGGCCAGATGCGCCACCCGGCCCTGTTCGTAAAGCGCCGCCACGGGTTCCGCGCGCGCCGATTTGCCCCGGCTGGCACGCAGCGCCTTGAACGGAATCAACGGGTCGATCTGGCGCAGCACGCTCTCGATCAGATCGCCGCCCTGATTGACCTCGGCCACCAGCTTCTCCGCGCCCCAGCGTTCCATCGCCGCAAGCCCGGCGCGGGCCCAATCCATCGGCTTGCCGCGGATGCTGGCATCTTCCAGCACCACAGCGCGCCAGTCCTGCACCGGGCCTTGCGTGCGCGCCCCCACGACCACGATCCCGCATTCGTCCGAGGCCGCCTTGCCGCTGACCGAGGGGTCGAGCGCGACCACGATCCGATCGAGATCACCGGGCTCGGCCGCCCGCGCGCCTTCGAGCAGCGCCGTCGTCCAGAGCGCGCCCTCGATATCCTCCAAGAGCACCCCGTCCAGCTCCTGCCGCCCGAGCCGCGTCCCGGCATAGCGCGCCCGCACCTCGGTCAGGAAACTCTCGGCCAGATAGGCGCGGTTCGCCTCGGTGGGCGCATGGCTGACCACCGTCGATTGCGTTTCCAGAATGCGCTTCAAAACGCCCACATTGCGCGGCGTCGTCGTGATCACCTGTTGCGGATGATCGCCCAGACGCAGCGCGAATTGCAGCATGTCCCAGACCTCCTCCGCCTTTTTCCATTTCGCCAGCTCATCGACCCAGGCCGCGTCGAATTGCGGGCCGCGCAGCGCCTCAGGCTCATGGGCCGAAAACGCCTGCGCCGTCGCCCCGTTCGGCCAGACGAGCCGCCTGCGGCCTGCCTCCCAATCGGGCCGGCGGTCGGGCGGAGAGCAGGCGAGGATCCCGCTCTCCCCCATCACCATCACATCACGCACCTGATCGAAGGTCTCGCCGACCAGCGCCACGCGCCGCGCCTTTCCGGGGTCGAGCGGGCGCGCGCCTTCAACCTGCGCACGCACCCACTCGGCCCCGGCCCGCGTCTTGCCCGCGCCACGTCCGCCCATGATCACCCAGCTTTTCCAGTCCCCTTCGGGCGGAAGCTGATGATCGAGCGCCCAGAACTCGAAGATCCAGGGCAGCGCGAGCAATGCATTGTCGTCGAGCCCGTCGAGGAACGCCTCGACGCTCTCAGGCGTCGCGGAGGCGAGCCAGGCGGCGCCCGATTTCAGCTCTGGCGGCATCGAAGTCGAGGGCGCCATCGCGTCCGGCGGCGACACCTGCCAGCTGTCTGCGGAGTTTCTCGACACGAGATCGCTCCTCCATCACCAAATGAAAAGCGGTGCGGAGGTCCTTGACCGCCTGCACCGCCGCTTTCGCCTCGGATATGTCGCCGCGCCGCACCCCCTGCAACGCCTGCGCCAGCTCCTCGGCCACGTCCCGATAGAGCGCTTCGGTCTGATCCAGAAGATCGACCGGCGCCCCCGCCTCGTTCATCTTGTTGTCTTGCAT